ATGTTCTCTAACGTTATTGTTAGTAACCAGTATCTTATTCACAACGCCTTCAATGAATTTCTTACGTTCTTCAATGGTGAAATCAGGGTCTTTTAGTTTATCAATCCGACTGCCAAATTCTTTTACCCAATCAACCCAGCGTCTTTGTTGTTGATCTTCTAAAAGTGACTGAGAAATTTCTTCTATTTGGGTCTCTAGAAACAGGCGATGTTTCTCAAGGTTTTTAACAATTTTTTCAACCTCTACTTTGTCCCGTTTTCCTATAAGGACCAGACTTTCAGAATTAACGATGGATTCTGTCACATCATCAACTTCTTTCTTCAACTTCTTTTGTTTGTTTTCAAGTTTCTTGATATCGGATACTGATTTCTTATAAGAATTTTTACCTAACAGTTCAGTTTTCACTGTCTCTTTGAAAGTATGTGACTTGGAAATGGTATCTACAATAGTATCCCAAGCAACTTCGTCCGTTTTGTCGATCCGTATGTTTCTATTAGACCCACACACAACATGTTTTTCGGTGTATTTGGTTTTGAATTTATGGGTCTTTTGAAGGCATGAGTAATACGAGGTTTGGGTCTTCTTATGATTACCACCGTATAGAGAACCACAATGACCACAAACCAACAGACCGGTGAGAAGATATGTATATTTTTGGTTACTTGTCTTTGTCCGTCGGTTCCCAGTTTTTCCGTAAGACCTTTTTTCCCTCAAATCTCTGACTGATTTTATTAAAGAGGGATCAAGTAATCTTGGACAGACTATCCGAAGAGTGTCACCCGACTTCTTGTCGGTATATGTGTAGTAACCCTCATAGTGAGTGTTCGTGAGGAGTTTATCTATCGAACCATGAGACCAAACTGGATTACCACGTCGGGTAACAACTCCACTTTTGAGAAGTTGCGTTCTTATCTCATCGATCGAGTCACCGTTCTGATAACTCTCAAAGACATGTTTAACCCATTTCTGTTCTTCTTCATTCGGAACAAGTTTGCTGTTATCGAGTGAATAACCATAAGGTGGAGGACCTCCCATCCATCCACCCTGTCGGATACGTTTAAGTTTTCCCAACCTAAATCGTTCAGTTCGTAACTGATTATCGTATTGGGAAATTTCACTCATTATCCCCAGCATCAAATTAGTTTGTGGGTCTGAAAGAATTTGTTTTCCCGTGGGGGTGTGAAGAGTCACTTCGTTTTTGATCAGTTTGAAACGGATCATTCCCCAAGTGTTGAGGTTTCTAGACAGACGGTCGGTGTTCCACACATAAAGGTGTTGGACTTCACCGTCATCAACTTGCTGAAGAAGATCAGTTAATACTGGTCGGTTACTAAGATCATCTTTAGACGATGATCTTCCTCCCTCATTCCACACCTTATGGTCCATACCGAGTTTTTCTGCTCGTTGAACACCTAACTCCAATTGGGTCTCCAATGAGGTTCCTTCCTCTTCTTGAGAAGAAGTCGAAACCCTTGTGTAGATATGAAGAATGTCACTCATATTATCATTATAAATCAATCTATCTCAAAATAAACAATATAAATTTCGATATATAAAATTTTTTTTCAAAAAATGATAAATCGAGGATAAATTTTATATAAATAACAATAACAAATGATTAAGGGTGTTGAAGATCTCAATGAATTTACCAACAAAAACAGACTATTTAAATTACTTTGATGATAATCGTGTTCCCAATGCTGTCGCTGTAACACTTACCTTGAAGCAAAGGGTCGAGATTAATGATTTTAAAGGTCGATTTGGAACTAATCTTGATTCAGTGAAGGTGTCGAATAACACAAGGGATTTCATGAATCGACTTAATCAACGTATTTTTCGAAATAGTTTCAAAAGAAATGGAAAGAGATTGTCAGTATTACCTATAACAGAAGGCAACTCTTTCATCAGACTACACATACACATGACCTTGGAGAGACCAGATCGTTTAAATCTCGAAGAGTTTTCAAAGTTGATTTCCAAATGTTGGTCAGAAACTACATTTGGACATCACGATATATGTATCAAACCCATCGATGATAACTACCTCGGTTGGATTGAATATAAATTAAAAAATAAATCGAAGGGTGAAGGACTTCAGTCTTCAGTTGATTGGGACAACGTGTTTTTTCATTGATATTGCTGAAATAAATTTCCTCTATCAGTCCATCAACTCTTAAAAAAAGGAAAGGTCATCTTTCCTTTAGTCCTTCTTATTATCTAAAACTTAGTAAGGATTAACATATATGAACAACAAACCATTAAGAACAGAACTTAACAACTACTTGTGTCTTTATTTGATCAAAAAGGACTTAAAGATGAAACCAGTCATCAAGTCTATTAGAGATCAAATCATCAATGGATATCAAATTACTGAAAACCAGTTCTCATCAATCATCAGTTTTATTGAGAGAGAACCAGAATTCAAAAATAAATCAGTTGATGAAATCTACAACCACTTTTCACCATTGATCAAAGGATACACGCCAAGGTCTGAAACTGTATCCCTAGATCAGTTCTTCCAATAGGAGATACAACCATGTCGTATACCTTAATCAACTTTAATATCCCCAATCATTTGAAAAAGAACTTTGATCACCTCGTCAATTTCAAACGGGTCTCAAGGACATCAATCTTGAATTCAATGATTGAAGAATTCTGTCGAAGAGAGTTCAAACTTATCAAGGAAGATGGAAGGTTGAATGATCTAATTTTGGATATCGAACAAAAGAACCCACCTCATATCAATCATACGCATACATCAAGTTGGGAAGAATCATACGATGAACCACTCAACATACCAGTATCAACGGACTTCCTTGATCCCTACGATGATGGACTGCGACTATGATGACGTCTAACCACCAAACCGTCTCAAAACAGGTAGTTGTTAGAAATTTTCAGTCAATGAAGTTCAATAAATGTAATGTTTGGGATCTTTCATCAACTCAAGACAAAAAGGACTTCATTAAGGAACTAGAGAAACAATTGAGAAAGGGATCTTTGTCGATCGTTGTTATTGAAGGTAATCGATCATGATGACGTTCAAACAATTTATTTCTGAAGGTAAGTATCCGATGTGGGTTCGACTTACCGTTGGTACTCTTGTTCTGCGGATCAACAACCTAACCAAACAGATCGAGAAAGAAGAAGACCCGATAAAACAGAACAAGTTGATCTCTCAACAGAACAAACTTCTATCCTACATTTCAGGTCTTGGGATCGGGGTAGGGACCGAAGACAAAGTTTTACTTCAACGTCTCAAATCTTTCAAATCCAAGGTGTAACAAAAACCCTTCTGAAATGACGTCCTGAAACCCTTTATTTTGTTGACCTCAAAGACGTCATTTTTACTGTAACAAAAACATGTATTTTTGTTACTCTTTCGGACTGAAATAGTCACTGTTTTTGTTGTGAAATGTTTTCTTGATGAAACCATCAATCTTGTTTGTGATCAGTCTTGATAGTTCTGCCCCTTCCACCGCACACTCTTTTAAGAGTTCCAAGCGGTCTTGAAGAGACTTCTCTTTATTTGAGTGTGTGACGACTACAAATGAATGGACACAGAAGTTCCGTTTAGGAACCCAGTTATTGTTCATTTGGTTAACGATCATCTTGATTTCGTTCGGTAAAGGAAATTCACGTTCCTTGATTTCCTTCATGAGAATAAGAACCATTCCTCCAACTGATTGGTGTGGAAAATCATCATCTTCACTTTGACGAATGTGTTGGACAAGGGAATTCAATCGATCGGTTATAATGCTATCGGCAAGAGAAATGACCTCAAAATAATTCCCACTCTTCAGTCCTAGGTCAATACGTCTAAATCCTTCAGAATAAAGTTCAAACCGAAGATTGTTTTGGTTACTACCACGCTCACCTTTGATCCTTACTTTAGGATTATTTGGATCAACTAATTTTTCTCGGTTTGAACTTGAAGACATTATGATCCTAACTTTCGTGGTTCATTTCATTTTCAAAACGTAGTCGTCTTTCGGATAGGGTCTCATTCTCGAAAACCCAATATCGAGGACCAGTGACTGATGACGAGTTCCACCCATGGTCCCGATTGAGCAAGATCAAAGAGGACTGTGTGAGGGATGTAACTTCACCCTCAAACTCAACGTTTCTATCATCAATTACTTTCACGGTCACATTCTCATCACGAACAAAATGAAGAATTGAACCAACGGGAATTCCAACAGACGAGAATGTAAAGTTGGACCTTCTTCCTCTTTCTTTGTTCAGAGACTGTTGTTCATCTTGGTCTTCAACAAAGTCACTGTTTGGAGTGACGTTCTGAATTTCAACTAACTTGAGAATAGATAAAACTCGTTCTGGATTGATCCTGAAGAACTCTCTCTTCGGGTTGATCCTGTGATCTCCAAACCCATCATGAAGATGTTTCTCCACCTTTGATGAATCTGAGACCGAACAAGCATAATAGACCTCAAAAGGGACAGGTACACCCGAATGTGATGACAGTGACCTTACTCGTTCTTCAAGATTTGTAGTTTTCCCTATTTTTACCAGATCTGGGATGACCGGATTTGTGAGGATATAGACTATCTCGTTCAAGGTTGAACCCTCTGTGTCTGATAATCCTTATACATCATTTGAAATATCGTATTCTTCATTGATGGGTTATCATCCATCTTCTTGTAGAAATCGAACCTCTCATTGATGTAGTCGATCATCATTCCTTCAAATTGCTGTTTAAAGAAGTTTCGTTTATTTTCTTCGGTGTTATTACCATTCATGTATTTTTCAACTTCTGGATCTTCGATCAACCTCTTACTTAACCTTGAAAGATCCAACCGATCTTCCTCGGTCAAATTGACCCCATAGGTGTTGTTCACCTGATTGATGATTTCCGATAAGAAATCGTATTCTGGTTCCTGAACTCCAGTTGAATCAAAATCTGGTGGATTTAAGATTGTGTCCTCTCGAACAAGATCTTCAACATGTTCATGGATCTTTTGTATTCTTAAGGAATCCAAATCAATCGTGTCTGATAGGTCAAATCTGTCCGTCTGACGTTTCGGTAATTTCTTATTGAGATATTTAAGAAAGACAAAGGTCTTCTCTAGTTCAATGTCACTGAAGTTGATGATCTGGGATAGATATCCATACATTCTAATGTAAGACTGAATTTTGGATCTGAAATCTTCCTTGATCTCGTCTTCATCAATCGAGTTAAACTTATCGACAACATGATCTAGTATTGGATGAAGGTTTCCTTCATCTCGTCTGGGATCATAGAAAACTTTACAAAACCTATTCACATCTTCATTTGTGTAAAGATGGAAATCATAGACCTCACGTTGAAGGTCATAAAGTCGGTTCGGATCGGTTTCGCCTTCAAGGATTGTTGATTGATAGAACCGTTGGAAGGACTCACGGATATCTTCCGGTTCATTCACAAAATCCAAAACAAAGGTCTGCGTCTTACCTGAAGTTGTTCTGTTCAACCGAGAAAGTGTCTGAACACATTGAACACCACCAAGTTTCTTATCAACATACATTGATTGGACGAGAGGTTCATCAAACCCAGTTTGGAATTTGTTTGCTACGACTAACAATCGATACTTTGGATTTTTCAGACCAAGAGGGACATCACCCTCGTGACCAATAGTTTGATTACATCCTGGTTCAGAGAATTTTTCGCCATCAATTGATACTTCACCAGAAAATCCAACCAAACATCTATAAGAGAGACCTCTCTCCTCAAGTTGTTTGTTAATCTCATTGAAATACCAAACACAGTGTTTCCGAGATTGTGTGACGATCATTCCTCTCGAACGACCTTGTATCTCTTTTGAACCCTTGTCGATCCAATGATCTAACATAATTTGAACCTTGTTTCGGATCGTCATCTCATGTGAGTCAACATACCGAACAAGTTCTCTCTTTCCTTTACTAGTGGGAACTTCAATATCCCCATCATTGGTTTGCTTTACTTTGAAATAACGTTTGTATGTTGTGTAGTTCTGAAGAACATCGAGTGTGAAACCTTCATGGATCGATTGGTACATCGAGTAGATATGGAAAGGGACGAATGTTCCTTCAGTAGTTTTGGTTCCAAATAACTCGAGGGTTTTTTCTTTTGGTGTTCCGGTGAAACCAAAAAACGAGATGTGGTCTTGTTTCCCTCGACTTTGAATTTCTTGTCTTAACATTTCTTCATAATCAAAGTCATCGTCGTCATCTGACTTTGATAGTGATTTTTTGAGTTCTTTGGATAACTCACCAGATTGACTTGAATGAACTTCGTCAATGATCACACCAAAAGTTCGGTCACCTAATGATGAAATTGTTTCAGAAATGAATGGAAACTTCTGGATTGTCGTGATTACGATATCCTTACCTTGTTCCAAGAACTTTTTTAGTTCTTGAGAACCATGTTGGACACCATTTACGACACCATCAATCTTCTCAAGTGACATGATGGTATTTCTTAGTTGATCATCAAGAACCGTTCGATCAGTCACAACAATGATTGTATCAAACATCCGTTTTGTATCACCTGTTGATCGATACAAAGAGGTAAGTGTGTGTGATAACCATCCAATAGAATAAGATTTACCCGACCCAGTTGTGTGTTGAACGAGATAGTTTTTACCAGCACCATCTGCTTTCAACTGTTTTCTAAAACTTCTGATCAGGTCGAGTTGATGATATCTAGGAAAGATAAGAACTTCTTTTACCTTTGAATCAATTTTCCGTGTCTTGTCATTGAAGAAAAATTCCTTCTCCTTTGAGACATGAACAAAATTCTCCAAGATATCGAGTAATGATGAAGGTGGGAGGATCTCTTCCCAAAGATACTTTGTTCTATATCCTTGATCGACTGGTGGATTTTCAAGGTCACGGTTGTATGGAAGGAAAAATGTCTTGGGTCCTGCTAACCGAGTGGTCATTGAGACCTTGTTATTATCCACACAGAAATGAACCATACATCGTTTAAAATTCAACAATGGTTCTTTAGGATCTCGGTCGTTCCGGTATTGGTTCTCAGAATGTTTAACATTCTGTCCCGTGAGTTGGTTCTTCAACTCCATCGTCACAATTGGAAGTCCGTTTAAGAACAACGCCATATCAATCGAATTTTCATTTTGATTAGAGTAATGAAGTTGTCGAACCACGGTGAACTGGTTCGATTTATATAGTTTTAGATGATCTGGATTGAGGTCACTCTTGGGTTCGAAATAACAAAGATTAAGATACACACCACGATCAACGACTTGGTGTCTTAATACGTCAATAATCCCTCGTTTGGAAATCTCTGATGAGATCCTAGAGAGGATCTTGTTCTCTGTATCAACATCGTAAATCTCTTGAAGACGACCCCATGCTTCGGGTTGTGTTCTTTTGATGAAATCGATGACCTGATCTCGGATTAAACAAAGATTACGGTCATATTCAGTGAAATGTGTTGTTAAATATCCAACCGTCTTAAGGTGGTCTTCAATATGTTCTTCAAACCGTTTTTCGGTAGGACTGAGACCACTCATTTCATGTCCTCCGTTACTCTGACCTTACCAGTAACTACTGAAGATATAAGTGATTGACGGTATTCTAGTAATTTTGAAATATGACTGTGTTCTAGGTCAATTAGTGATTGGTATTTTTGCGTCCTGCTCGAAAAGTTAGTAAAGATCTTAATTTGCTCTTCTAGTGGAGGTAAGAAAATATCGAAATTCATTAATTCTTCTCTCCCAATGTTTGGTTGACCACCTCCATCAGAATTGAGAGTAATCTGCTCCTTGAATAGTTTAGACTCCATGTAAATCGACAAAAATTTTTGATCAGAATTAATTTGAGATCGAAAAATACATACCCGTTGATTTAATAAAGAAACGTCCTCAAGATCATACGAAGCACTTTTCCCGATGGTCCCACCGGTCATTCCAACCAAAATATCTCCCCTGAGAACTTGGAAATCTTTATGTTTTTCGTAGATTTCCTTCGTCACCTTTACACAATTGTTCAAGTCGAACGGAGTTTTCACATCACCTATCCTAATGACCGGTATTTCATTATCCATTTCAAAGTCATCACTTTTGAAAGCATAACCGTTTACAATAGTCGAACAGAATTTTAATCTTGTTACATTCCAATGTTCTGGTATCTCACCAATCCACTCAACACCACTGTCCTTCATCTCAACATTTTGATCGAGACCTTTTGTGACGTAGTTATTGATCAAAGAGGTTCGTTGTTCTTTGAGGAGGTCAATTTTCTTCTGAATCTTCTCGACCAATGAATCAATCTGACTGGTCTTTTTATCAAGGTAACATGAGATCAGTTTTTGTTCTCCAATTGGAGGAACAACTAAATTTTCGTCTTTAAGGTGTGTAAATGATATTGTCTGTCGAACACCTTGTCCCAAACTCTTCATGTGTTCTACATCAAATTTCCTCAATAGGTATTCGTAGTAGTTAGGGTGAAGACGGTCACGGAGTTTCAGAACAATGTATCCTTGACTGACTACCACGTTAATTCTCGATAAAGCAATTCTCAGACTTTTTAAGTCGTAGTTGAGATTTAGAGGGTTTAATAAAAATTCCCCTTCTAGAACCTCTTGATAACCTTCTTTGGTAGATTCAGGAATTGACTCATCATTCTTGTAAATTACCTGACCAAAACTTATCGAACCCGAATTTAACTCTGGGTTTTTTGTTGATTTTTTCTCGTCAAAAAGATGTTTGAAACGGGAAACTTTCCAATTCGACGGAATACTCCCTATCCAATCGACACCTATATTTTTATACTCAACGGAATTATTCATTAGTCATCTCCAACGACAACTGTTGAATTTCATAATCCAGAGTTTTGAGATCACGAGAGATCTCCTCGAGACCTCTTAAAGGTGTGAATTTGTAAAAGTATTTTGTGAAATTGATTTCATAACCAACTTTATCCTTAGATCTGTCCATCCAAGAGTCGGATATATGGGGTCTTACTTCACGGTCGTAGTAATCATCAATTATCTCGGAAAGAGGAACTCGTTCTGTATCCCGTTTTGACGTGTCCGGTTTCGGATTACCTTTTTTGTCGGTTTTAATATCACCGTTTTCGATAAGTGGTTGTTCAACGACCACCTTCGTGTAACCAAAGAAGTTGTTTGGGTAAATCTTACAGAATTCGTTTTCTTCGTTGTTCTGATAAATTTCAAACAATTGTTGGGATTGTTCGTCCGTGATGTATTTACCTTTATCACCAAGATTTTTTCTCATTTGAGAGAAGAAAGAAGTTCCATCGATCAGTTGAACCTTACCCTTACGGTTAGACGACTTCTTATTCGTAACAATCCAAATGTAGGTTGTAATACCTGTGTTGAAGAACATTCGATCCGGTAGTGAAACGATACATTCCAACCAGTCGTTTTCGATGATCCATTTACGGATTTCGGACTCACCACTACCAGCATCACCGGCAAATAAAGGTGAACCGTTAAATACGAGACCGATACGAGAACCTTCTGGATTCATTTTATGAATTAGATGTTGAAGGAACAACAATGACCCGTCAGATGTTCGAGGTGTCCCAACGAAGAACCTTCCATTTGGGTCTTTTGCTTCCTCATTAACGAATTCTGCTTCTGACTTCCAACTAACCCCAAATGGTGGGTTGGTAATCATGTAATCAAATTTTCGACCTTGGTGACGGTCATCTGATATTGACGATGTTGGACCCTGAATATTTTCAGGATTCTGGTCCATCATGAGAAGATCAGACTTACAGATTGAATAGGTTACATCGTTGAGTTCTTGACCATACAAATCAATTTTCAGATTTGAGTTAATGTTCTCATGAACCCACTCTTTTCCGATCGTTAACATACCTCCCGTTCCACAACACGGATCGAAGACTGATCTAATCTTTCCTTCACCTTGAAGGTCTTCTTTATCTCCACCAAATACAAACGATACGAGAAGTTTAACAACATCACGGGGAGTGAAGTGGTCACCACTTTCTTCATTCGACATCTCCGAGAATTTACGAAGAAGTTCTTCATAAATAGACCCCATCTGATGATTGTCGATCTTATCGGGATGTAGATCAAATTCTGTAAATTTATCAATTAGAAGATACAGACGTTTGTTTTTGTGGAGTTTCTCAACCAATGGGTTGATTGAGAAGTTTTCGATGATATCGAGAACGTTTTTTGAATAACCTTGAACGTAATTATTGAAGTTCATCAATACGTTTGTGGGGTCACTCTTGATACGTGATAGGTCAAATTTTGATATGTTGAAGAACGGTAGTCCAACCTGTCTCAGAATGACTGGAGAGGGGTCAGAGAGTTGATCTTTGAACTTGTTATAGAGTTCATATACTTCGTCTTTCTTGGGTTCTAGAACGCAATCTAGACGTCTCATGACGACAAAAGGAAGGATGACACGACCATATTCAGATGGTTTGAAAAGACCACGAAGGACATCGTCTGCTGATGACCAGATCAAGGATGACAGGTTAGTTGGGTTATTCATAAAAAATCCTTTATCGTGATGGGAGGATGACCTTCTCATATATCGACCTTGATAGATGTTTATACAAGTGAGGTGTAACCATCCTTCCACATCGTTCTGCTTTCTGGTTAAAGGTTCCCGTCAATCGGAAGTCATCCGGTAACCCCATTAATCTCTTGAGTTCATCTGTCGTAAAGACCCTATCTTCATCGGGATGATGAATACCTCCACGACCACCTTGTTGTCCCATTTGGGTCAAAGTTGGAGATGGGTGATACCAACTTGCTCGGACAAGATTGAAATCGGATGTCCAATCGGGATCGACATCACCCAATTTCATTGGGTATGTTGGGTCTTTTGGTATGGACTTTATTAATTCATATCCTGACGACTTAACAGAAGTCATCATCAAGTAATTCCGTTGCTGAGGATCTACCACTACACCATCAAGACCATCTCGAAGTGTCGGTTCATAGATTGATCCTTGTGGATACAGACTAAGAATATCTTCTTCAGTCTTAATACCAACTTTACGACAAATATCTGGTCTGACTGCTATTGCTATTAATCTATTTCTACGTTGTGGGACTCCAAAATTAGAGGAACACAGAACTTTGAAATTGACCTTATATCCCCAACGTCGAAGTCGGTTCAAAGCATGATGGAATACGTCTGATGATTTGATAGAAGGTACATTTTCAATCACACAAACCTTGGGTTTGGTACAGTTTGCTATATACACAAAGTCGTGGATCAACATCCCTATACGATCTTGTGTCGTGTCTGAATACTTTACATTCTTCTCTTCAATTTTCTTTTTTCCCTTTCCAGAGGTTGAAAAGGTTGAACATGGTGGAGACCCGTCCAAGATGTCGTATTCACCTTCTTCAATTCCATGCGACTTAAACCAATCTAAAACATACTGACGACCACCACGTCTTGTGATCTTTCTTATGTCGATCATCTCCACCGGTGTTGATGGATAGTTTGCTTTGTAGGTTTGAACTGCTTCTGGAATGAATTCATTAACGAGAAGAATTTTTCCACCACCCAATCTATAACCTGTTGAACTACCTCCACCACCAGCAAATGTTGAAACAACCGTGAAGTCTTCTTTATCAGATGCTGTCATTACATCTTTAAGTGAATAGGGTTCAAAGTCATAACGGATGGGGTATGGAGTTACTTCCGTAGAAGGATCTATATCTGACCAGAGTCTAATCAACTGGGAGAGTTTTTGGGTCGTATTCCCAGAAATGTATCCTTTGAAATTTATCTCAGGATCATTAATCAATGGAGAAAAATAACTTTCAATACCCCCACCAACTTGAAGACCAGGGGTCTTACCCAACGACAACAATCCAAGTTTTTCAAAAGTATCTTTATAGGGAATTTTCCAAGGTGACTTCCAATATGGTTTGTGAATCTCAGTCCAAGTTTTACCAACTAAAATTTTCTTGATCGATCTATCATTGAGTGGTTGCTGAACAAAAATGTTTTCTCTTTGAGCAAACTCCACACAAATTTTAGTAGCAGAAGAATCAAATTCTTCAGATAACGTCTCTTCCCAATATTGGAAATTATCTTGTTTGATTTTTATTGAATCCCTTCTTCCATCCGGTAAAGGTGACGAAAAACCAGTCAGGACTTTAGTGAAACCTAAGTCCTTAACCTTTTTCATTAAATGTATGAACGGATAGAGGACTTCTAACTCTGTTTTTTTCTTACATTTATGGTTTTGAACCAAATCTAAAAAATCGATTTTGGGATCGTTGGTAGGAACAACGACTTCGTGAAAACACCAACCAATTGAATTGGAAGTAGATTTTGCTGTTTGATAGTCCCAACTTGTTTGGTCATTGAGACGAAAACTTATCGAATGGACTTTCTTTCCTAATTCATCAGCAACAAGACCAACCAATGTTGAGTCAGCACCACCTGATAGGAGAAGACAGATCTCTTTCTCAGGAAACTGTTCATTAATGATGAGACGGAGTCGTTCCTTTATTTCGTTATACATACCCAGTTGCTCCGATCTACTTCATCAAACACAACAAGGAATGGACCCTCGAATTCACTTTCACAAAAATCTAAAACATCTTTTGTTTTCGGACTTTGTAGGTGAACATCAACCAACCTTTGACCACCACCTCGTTCTCCACGAATGAGGACATCTTGGTTATCGAGTAAGGACATATCATCAGATTTCGATGATGGAACGAATGTATCCCTATAACTGAATCCAAACGAAGAAAGAACTTTGATACCAACGTCAATTTTTTTCATTGGTACACGTATCAAACATGTAACCGTTTCAGTGATGGAGGGGGTTCTTAATTCGTGGATAGGAAACTCTGATTGAATATCGGTCTCAAAAAAACCTTGATCACCCCATCTGGAGATTAGTTCTTTTTTAAGGTCAACAAAGACACAACGGAACAATGATCTACTATCGATTAGTTCATCCAGTGTTGTTGATCTGTCATCTGATCCAATACTTCCACCTACAAGATCAACGATATTTTTTTCACGTTCCTTCTTTTTACGTTTCTTAATTTGATTGGAGATTTTATTCAATATTTCCTGAATGTCTGTTTGCTGCGTGTTTTCATGTATCTTCCCATCTAGTAAGAGTTTCTCAAGGCGCTGAATACTATCCCTTGAGTAATACTCTGAATATTTTTTTTCTAATTGAGTGAGATAGTAGAGACCTGTGAATGTTGAGGGCACTTGATCTTGATGGGACATCACAAATTGTGAATTTCCAATCGACAACCATCTATTCAATGTAGATGGACTCATTCCTAAACGTGTTGAGATTTCTTTTTGAAAAACTTCATCACCAACTTGGTCCCGACATTCTTTAATCGAGATAACCGTTTCAAAAATAGATTGACGTGTTTTATCCAAACACTGCTGAATTCTCTGAACGTGTTCTTCAACTGTTAATTCATTATTGGAGATCACTTGGTTCATTTCTTATCCCAATTATTTGATGGAAGTTTGAGTGCTACCATCCCAACGAAGTTGAAGTTTCTCCAAAATGTTTGGATCTGACGAAAACCGACCCCCAATAGTTGTTTGATCAGTAGGTCTTCGTTGGTGAGTTTTGCTAGATGTCTAAGTTCAATTTCTTTATCTAGTATCTCTTTTTCAGTGAAATGTTCTTTCTTGTAGTCGTAATACATGAATTCCATCATGTTTTGGACCTTCCCACCAACCGATAATAATTTTTCACTAAACACAAAGGCACCACCTTCGATCATGTTGTCATAGATCTTTTCCATCAAAGGAACACGTTTCCGTTCTGGAATAAATTGAAACGTGAAAAGGGAAGTTACCAATGAAAGGTTTGTTGGAAATTCCATTGTCGTAATGTCATTAACAATGTATTTCAGTCGATCTTCGTCGTTCCAATGCTGTTTGAAACTATCATTAATCTCTACACCAAGATACTCTGTGTTGGAGACGTGAATGTTATTTTCATACATCTTTCTCAGAAGCGAACCTTGAGAGCACCCAAGATCCAAGACAGTTGTATCGTTTTCAACAAAATATCGACTTAGTGAAAGGACATCTTGCCTAAGAGTTGAATAACCTCGGATAGATTTGTCGATATGATCATCAAACTCTTTAGAGAAGTTTGTGAATGAAAACTTAGTATCAGTTTGTTCGTCTGGTCTATTTTGACCATCAGGGGTATGAATCAATGAATAATCACCATCACTCTTTGACATATTCACCCTCCACAGTCAGCAGATTTCTTATAAGAAATTATGGTACCAGATATCAATCCAATGTCATGGATTTCTTTCTCGATTCACCCTCGAAACTGACATTTTGGAAATTTGAAGAACTCTTGACACCTCAGAAAGTGACTTTCCTGTGTCTATTTGAGACCAAATCTCAACTTTAGTTTCTTCATCTATCTTAGTTGGTCTGCCCAACTTAATCCCTTTGGATCTAACCCGATTCAATCCTAACTTGACTCGTTCCGAGATCATAGACCTTTCAAACTCCGAAAACACACCCACCATTTGAAACATCATTCGACCAGAAGGGGTGGATGTATCAAGTCCTGACTGGTGAATGTATAAGTGGCAATTAACCGATTGAACTTCGTTTAGGAATTCAACCAAGTGCTGTAGGGATCGACCTAAACGAGAGATATCCCACACAAGAATTCGGTTAAATTTTCTCCTAACCATATCTTTACATAGGCGATCAAATTCTGGTCTTTTATCCCTTCCTTTTGTCCCTGAGATACCTTCATCTACGTAAGTTTGAACTAGTTTCCAACCGTTTCTAGACACGATTTCTTGTAAGAAATTTATCTGGTTGTCTGTGGTCTGTTCGTTTGTAGATACTCGACCATAAATTGCTACACGGTCCAAAACTTCACTCCTTCTCTGATATAAAAATAGTCCTGATCAACCGACACAAGGGTGCTGTTGATCCGTCGTTTTCTCTTTTGAAATTTATCGTGAGTAACCCATACAAGTTTTGGGTTGTAAGATAGACCGGTAGGAGAGGGGATCTGATAACTATTCAGAAAATCAGAGATTTGAACAGAATTGAGACCCCTTTCGTAAAGGGTCTCAATCAATAAAAGACGTTTAAGTTGGTCTTCTGGCATGTCCTTTAATGTGAGGATTTGAGTTACAACTTTAATATCGTAACCGTAATCAACATCTTCACATTTTATATTACGAAATTTATTCCACTGTAACGGATTTGGCCAGATTACGTGGTTGATCCACGTCTGTGCCTTTGGCAAGGGCGGTGTGGTAGGCCAACAATTGTGCAGGAACCGCGTAAACGATT